GTCAAGCCCTTTTTCGTCTGGCGGTGGAATCGAAGCGAAGCAGGGGAGATATGGGGCGTCGATAGCCCCGGAATTATGATGCTTCCGAACGTGCTCCAGGCGAACAGCACGCGGAAAGACCTCTCGAGGGTCAGCCAGAAGATGGCACGGCCCTCCATCGCTGCCAGCGAATCGCTGTACGCCAGGATCGACGAGACGCCGAACGGCAAGACGTGGCTTCGGCCGAACGAGCAGATAGTTAAGATAGACGACACCGGAAGCCCCGAGGGCTTGCAGTGGGACCTCGACGACCTTCGAAAGGCAATTCACAAAGCCTATCACACAGACTTCTTTCTCATGCTCACCCAGCTCGCGGAGCGCGACAAGACCGCGACGGAAGTCAACGGGCTCCAGGGCGAGAAAGCGGCGATGCTCTCCGCGTTCTTCGGACGGATCAGTAACGACTTCCTGGGCCCGTTCCTCGAGGACTTCTTCGAGTGCGAGCGGAAAGCTGGCAGACTTCCGCCTCCTCCGAAGGGACTTCCCGCGAAGGAGATCAAGGTCAAGTACGTATCCCCGCTCGCGCAGCTCCAGCAGCGATTCCACTCCCTCAATGGACTCAGGGAAGCCGCGGCGACCATTCTCCAGCTTGTCCCCGTTGTCCCGAACATTGTCGATACGTGGGACTGGGACCAGTACAGCGAAGAGGTCTCGACGGCCTACAACGTGGACGGCAAGGTCGCCCGAAGTGAGGCGGACATTGGGAAGATCAGGCAGGCACGCGCGAAGCAGCAACAGCAGATGCAGCAGATGCAGATGCAGCAGGCTCAGGCCCAGACGGCCCAGGCCGCCGCGGCCGCTCATCAGGGCATGTCTACGGCGCCCGAGCCGGGATCGCCCGCGGCTAAAGTGGCTGAGAAGGTAGGGCAGTGACCAAAGAGGAGAAGGCCAAGAAGCTCGAGTCGCGCCGACGCTGGCGGGCGGTCTTCTCCTCGCAGTATGGGGATACGGTTCTCGGAGACCTGCTGTATATGTGCGGGCTGACGAACCCGAACCCTGCACAGATCAACCCGATTCTGGTATCCTTCGGAAACAAGATCATCGATAACATCGGGGGCGGGATAGACTGCAAGCACCTGGTCGACAACGCGAATGATAAGGACCTGATCGAAGAAAAGGCTGAGGAGGACTCACAATGACGATCCAGATATGCGGTCTCCAATTCAAGGTCATAATGCGCGATCAGCTTCGAGATGAAAACAACATGGGAAAATACGATGGTAAGACAGGACGTATCCACCTAACTCGAGGGATGTCACTTGACCAACGAAAGGAGACTCTTTTACACGAGTGGGTGCATGGTGTTTTCGATGCGAACGGAGTAGACGCCCCCGAAAATGCCGTTTCCGTCATCGCGACGGAATTGTATCGAGATGGATTCAGGCGTGATCCTGTATTCGAGACGGACAAGGAAACGGCTGAATGGTTCGAGGAGGTCGAATCATGATAGGAGGCCCACATGTACGAATCTTTTACTCCCCTGACGGAGCTGCGGCGGGTGGCGACGGTGGGGCGGCTGCACCAAGCGCAGCGGACGCGCTCGCCGCTCCGGCTCAAGCTCCGGCGGCAGCGGGAGGGCAGGCGGTGGGGTCGGATGCGGCTAATGTCGCCCCGGCTACTGCGCAGACTTCGCCTCAAGCACCGGGATCAAGAATAAAGTACGGTTCCCAGGTAGCCGCCGACCTCCGCGAAACACTCGAGAAGGAGTTCGGCGATACTGAGACCGTGACCGACCTGGTGAAGCGGGCGCTCGAGTACAAAGGCAAGCTCGGCCGGTCGCTTCTCATCCCGACGAAGGACTCACCGCCCGAGGAGCGGAAGGACTTCCTCGAAAAGATGGGGATACCTCCTGATGGGAAGTACCAGTACAAGCTCGACAAATTCAAAGATATCCCTGGCGTGGAGGAGTTTGCGGCCAAGTACATCGAGAGGGTTGCGAAGCCGGAACTCATGACACCGAAGCAGGCCCTCGAGGGGCTCGGCTTCTTCCTGGCCGACATCAAGGGCGGATTCGACCGCATGGCGGCGGAGCGAAAGCAGGCCGAAGAGCAGTTCGAGGGCAAGATCAACGAGCTGGTCAACGGCGACAAAGCCAAGGCTCAAGAGATTATGAACCGCTACAAGGAGTTCATAACTCACCAGATAGGCGACCAGCCCGAGGGCAAAGAGATATACTCCGAGCTGAAACGGGCAGGGCTTTTGACTAACCCGAAGCTGGCGAAGGTGTTCGCGGCCTTGCACCAGCGCACGTCGGACATGGCCTTCCACGCGGGGGCTCCGGACCGATCTAAACCCGAGCCTGAGAAGAAACCCGGCTCGATGGGGAATTACTCGTCCGCTTGGGTAGCGGCGCACGGAGGGAAATGATGAGCTTTTTCGATGATCTACAGGATGGGATAGACAAAGAGACCGCGCCGCAGGTCGGCGCACAGGTCGGCAAGCCCGTCCAGGATTCAGAGGCGATCAAGGTGGCCATCCCCGGGGAGGGCGTCGTGGTCCTCAAGCCGGAAGCGGAGCGGTCGGCTTTCAAGCCGGATCCGAAGTTCGTGGAGAAGTACGGTCCCCCTGGGACCATACATAAACCAAACGATAGGAGGACCTCATGAACCAGGTAGAAACGGATTTCTTGGCACTCGTCAAGGATCTCCACACCACAATCAAGAAGATCGAGAAGCATGTCGAGACAAATGCGCTCGCTGTCGGCCATGGCTTCCTTTTCGCCGTCAAGGCGGTGAAAACCTTCGCGGCCGACAAGCTCGTCGCGGCCGGGATCGACATCGACGCTCAGGCGGTCGATGCGGCTATCCCCGCGAGCATTGCGGGAGCGGTGGGGGCGATCACCCCATATCTGTCGACGGAAGGGCTGGATTTCCTCTCCGAGGCCGACAGCATGTGGAAGGGCGGGGCGAACCCGTTCAAGGTCGAGAAGGTCGCGGGCGGCTTCGTCCCACCCGTGGACGCTCCGGTCGTCATTCTCGGCAGCAAGGTCCCTGACCCGCCTGCGCAGTAGAGAATTCTCCGGAAGTGGTATGCGGCCCCTTGGCTTGACATTTTCAGGCCGAGGGGCTATTCATTGATTGACGGGTCAGTTTGACCCTCTTCGCGCGGTTCCCAGAATCGCCCAGGTGAGATAGCTGGCTAACTATAGCAAGGATGCCGGCTCGCTCCGAAGGATACAGGACGGACAGGTCGCACATACGATCCTAGTTCGAGGTGTATCATGAGCACTCTCACCGCTTATGCACGCCTTACCCTAACGGAAGCCAACAAGCGGGCCGGTTTCACCGACATGGCGGCGATACTCGGCGAGCGCAAGCAGATGAACGACTTCCTTGACGAAGTGCCGTGGCTCCCCGCCACGCATGGCAACTTCAACAAGGCTTTTCAGGCTTCCCGTCTCGGCAAGGGCGGTTTCTCCTATGTGAACGGGCCCGTCCCGATCATCTCTTCCACCGGCCAGATCGTGACCGAGCCCGTCAAGATGTACGAGGGCGACAGTCCGATCGACGACAGAATCCTCGACAGCGCCATCGATCCCTACGCCGCACGCGATGCAGAGGATGCGATGAACATGGAAGGTCTCCTGCAGGACTGGACCTCCCAGCTCGTCTATGCCAATCAGGGCACCACGGGCGCGGACGCTTTCCAGGGTCTCTGGGCGCGTCGAGCCTCCTCGGGCACCAGGCAGTGCATCACCGCTGGCGGCTCGGGCGGCAACTACTCCTCGATCCTGGTATGCGAGTTTGGCCCCGCGGCCTTCTATCTCGCGTATCCCGAGAACACCGGGGCTCCCCCCGGAATCTCCAACATGGACCGCGGCCTCGTCAACATCGTCGCGCCCGTGGGCTCCGGCAACTACTGGGCGTGGATCAGGCACTACGAGATATGGGCAGCGATCATCCTCCGGGACAACCGCTCCATGATCCGCATCGCCAACATCAACAACACGTTCGGCGGGACTGGTGCCTTCGCCACCCCGGTGATCTCCAAGGCCAAGAACTACCTGCCCCGGATGGGCCGCAACGCGGTCGCCTTCTGCGGCCGTACCATCCACGCCCAGATGGACGATCTGGCGGTCAACAAGGCCAACAACTTCATGAGCGTCAAGGAGTTCGAGGGCTTCGGCCCCATCACGTGCATGAGCGGGATCCCCGTCCGCATCATGGAAGCCCTGATCGAAACCGAGTCTTCGGTGTAAGGAAGGAGGTACAAAATGCGCGACGGACTATTCTTCTTCGAGGCGGCGACCACCTCCATCCCGAACACGGCCAACACGTACACGGACTTCGCGAACGTCATCGACCTGGGGACCATCGACTCGGGCTCCAGGTTCACGGTGCAGCATCTCGCGGAAGGTGCGGAACAGCAGGCGTATGTCTGCTTCATGGTCGGCGCGACCTGGAGCACGGGCACGGACGGATTCACGCCGTACCTGAAGACTAACGCCTCGGCCTCCATCACGTCGGGGGTTGGCACGATCGTGTCCATGGGCGACGGCGGCGCGGTTTCGACCGCGGCCCCGGTCATCACGAACCCCGTAGCGGGCACGATCTACAAGCTCGCTATCCCGGAAGGTATGCTCCTCCGATACCTCTCGGCGGGCGTTCACGTTCCTGTCGCAAACTCCGGCGGCCCGTACAGTAACATGTACTGCTGGATCGAGATCGGCGCGAACTCGATTCTCTAGCGGATAGGGGCGGCTCCCACGACCGCCCCTTTTTGGAGGGACTATGTACCTCTGTAACCAAGACTGCTACGACGGCGCACAGCAGATTTACTATTCCAGGTCGAATGTCTATCAACTCACTGACGCCCTCGTAGCGCTCTACACGGCGACAGGATGGATCGGGGGCGATAACCCTCTCTTCGTGCCTGCCTAACGAAAGGAGACCCATATGAAACTCGATTGTATTCAGAGATGCTTCGATTCCAAGAAGGCCCGCCTCTACGAGGAGGGCGTCTATACCGTCGTCAAATCCGTGCAGAAGGGCATGATGGCGACCGAGTTCCTTATCGACGAGGCGACGGTCGATCGGTTCAAGGGGTACGGCTGGATCGGCGGCGAGAAAAACACAAAGGGCGAAGAGTCCGATGATCCGAACTTCGTCCCGCACGCCGAAGAGCAGCGCAACTTCGTCGACATGTCCCGCGGCGAGCTGAAACGAGTCGCCGAGGTGATAGGCTTCGAGATCGACGGGACGATGCCTCGAGACCAGATTCTAGCGATGGTTCTCGAGTCTCAGGGCATGGATTCCGAAGAGGCGGTCAGAACCGTCCCGGTACGCCCGGCTTCGATAACCGAGGCGCCCAAGGCTCCGAAGAGAGTCGCGCCCAAGGCTCCGAAGCTAACCAAGTAAATTAGGGGAGGTTCAGAATGCCTACCGTCCTTTACAGCGCTTCGTGGGTCGACGTTGCGAATGACGCTCTGGGTATTCTGGGCCAACCCTTTATTACATCCTTTTCGGACAATTCTCCGCAGGCCCGTGCAGCGAACGCCCACTTCGCGAATACGATCGCGGGTATTCTCCAGAGTCACGACTGGAGAGCCCTCGCGGTTATTGCCCAGTGTCAACTCTGCGCACAGACACCCGTCTTCAAGTGGATGTTCGCGTACCAGCTCCCCTCCGACTTCTTCCGGCTTCTCACGCTGGATGTAGGGGGAGGAGATTATGAGATCGCCAGCGGGGTATCTGTCGGGCTTCCCGACTGTCTTGTGGTCATGGCTAACGGGTACGGTGACTCGTACAACGCCCTCGGGGTTATGACGACGACAGGACAGATAATCAACATCGAGTATGTCCAAATGCCACAGGATTCGGCAAATTTGCCCTTTGTCATCAAAAACCTTCTCGCGGCAGAACTGGCCGTAGCGATGGCGCCCCGACTCCTCGACAACGAGCAGACGATTTCCCGAGCGCAGGCCAATGCGCAAGCAGCGTGGGCCGATGCTCTGAGCTTTGACTCTCGGCTCCGCAAGGATCCTCGACCGATGTCGCCTTCCAAGGATGGCGTGTGGAACGATGAGCACCGGCACGGGCTCCCGAACGGATACAACCCGGCGAGCTCGTTGGGGATGATCAACTAATGCCCGACTTCTTCACGCTCTGCCGAAACAATTTTTCGGCGGGCGAACTGTCACCACTCATGCAGGCAGCCGTTGACAAGCCCTTCTATCCCCAGGGATGCCAGACTCTCGAGAACATGATTCCGCAGCGCGGCGGGTCCGTACGACGAAGGCCGGGAACGTACTACGCTGGGGCCGCAGCAACAGCGGCTTCCCCGTCCAGGCTGATACGGTGGAAGACCTCTGACGGGTCCAACTGGGTCCTCGAACTCTCGAACCTGTACGCTTCGGTCTGGAATGTCTCAACGCACACGAAAATCGGAGGGGTAGCCACTCCCTACGCACAGGCTGACCTTTTCAACCTGTCGGTCTGCGATGTGAAGTCCAGCCTCTCGGATGTTGGGGGGACCTCGGGCCATGGATTGTGGTTCGCCCACCAGAGTTATCCTCTCGCGTACTTCCAATTCGACGGGACGACGCTTCACTATGTCGTGCCGACTCCAAACACGACCTTTCCCTATGGTGGGTACAGCCCCACTCCAGCGAGCCCGTATACGACCTTCGTTTCCGGGGACGCATCCGCGAACGCCTGGAACAACTTCTCCGGGGCGGGGAATTACCCCGCCGTCGTGTCTTTCATCGGGGGCAGGCTCACCTTCTTTTCTACCAAGAACAACGGGAACTTAATGCTCATGTCCCGGTCTCCAGACTACATCAATGGGAATGACCGTCTTTTCGACCTGACGACACTGGCGAGCGGAGCCTCGGCGCAGTCACCTGATAACGCGATAGCCAATTTTTACAGCGCTCTCTCGCCTACTCCCGTACGGTGGGTGGTTTCCCATCTTAGGATGATCGTCGGGACTGATAGGAATATGTGGGCCGACAACGGGCAGGCCTGTAGCGCGGGCGTCTTCGGTATCCAGACGGCAGGGTTTAGCGGGGCGAACAGCGTCCCCGGGAAGGGTATCGAGAACTACGTTGTTTTCATAGGGCATTCAGGCCGGACGTTGTCGAAGATGTATTACCACTTCATGTACGGGTTCTATATCGACGAGGAACTCACGAAGATGAGCGACCACATTCTAAACAGTGGCGTCGTCGAAATGGATATCCAGACCTACCCATTCCCTGTCGTCTGGCTGGTTCGCGCGGATGGCGTCCTCGTCTCGTGTACGCTTGATCTCCAGGGCGAGCTCCAAGGCGAAGGGAAAGTGGTCGGATGGGCTCGGCATCCTATGTCAGGATCGGTAGCGGCTGTCTGTTGTCCTCAGACCAACGCAGCGGCCGCGGGAGTAAACACGCCTTCGAGCTCGGGGAATGACGAGGTTTGGCTATGCGTAAACCGGGGAACCGCCCTCGCGCCGGTATACGATATCGAATATATGATCTTCCATGATCTTCAAGATGTCGCCCTATCAGACCTTCACTATGTCGATTGTGGATCCTACTTCTCGGCGCTGAACGGGCCCACGCCCACGGTGGCGCAACTCGCCAATATGACAGTTGACGCGGTGGGGGACGGCGCTGTCCTTCCTCGCGCAACGCTGAATTCCTCGGGTCACTACACGTACAATCGCTCGATAAAGCAGCTCCATATCGGACTTCCAATATCTTCTGTACTCTGCCCGACTCGGCCCGAGGTTCCCGGCCGACAGACTGGCTCGACTCAGGGGAAAATAAAGAGGATCACACATGCCGTTGTCCGGCTCTACAATTCGACCCTGGGGAAAATCGGGCGCACCTTGCTTCCTCTGGGGTCCGGGGAAGGATCATTGCAGCGCCTCATTACGCCGTTCGTTGGAGGAGTGCCGGCCTCGACCTCCTTTACGGCGATCGCGCTCTCGGGCGGTGTACCAGCATCGGGAACGCAGTACGCCATCCCCTTCCCGTATCAAGCGCTCTCGGACATCAGCGTCACAATTTCAGCTCAGGATTCGTCCGACCCTGAGTTCAATCACGTCTACATGCTCGTCCAAGGTACGGACTACTACCTGACAAACCCCAGTATCGCGGGAAGCCTAACCGTCATGGCGAACGTCTCGAACTGGATATCGAGCCTTGGATATACGCCAGATCACCTGAACATCTACTTCCAGCCGACTCTTGCGGGACAGCCTCCATCACTCCAGTCCGGGGACTTCCAGGCGGATATCGGGGGTTACTCGGACACTGACGGGAACATCTATATCGTCCAGGAC